GAAGTCTAATTCATCACTAAGAAAGTTAATTAACCCACGAGATGGTTTCCAATCAGATTTGAAGACATTATGATCTTTCTCATATACATCTGCTCCAGAGCAGTTATATACTCTCTTCGATCTATTGTAGATATCAAGACCTACCTGCTCTACTGTCTTTGCTCTATCACTACCAGTAACAAGATAAACATCATATTTACAACAGAATTTAATCATGTATACTTCAAATGACAAGTCAATTTGTTGACGACTATCTGTTAGAGTGCCGTCAACATCAAAGATAAATTTTTTCAATTATTCTGTCTCGGTTGTTTTTCCTTTCTTACCAATATTATACTTCTGTTCAAGCTGCCATAATCCCTTATCCTTATAAGATAAAACTTTGATCTGATTGAGTGGTGCAATATCTACACAATCCTCTTCTTTAACGATTGAGATAAGTCCCCAGTCAGCCAATAAACGAGTGATGCGATTACGTCTTTGCACATCGTTGATTGTAAGATTCGCATGTTTCCCATCAAGGGCAAACAATTCTTTAAAATGAACTATAAAATATTTTCCTTGCTTATGCAGAATGTGGCAAGATTGATAGAGTTTTTTCTCTTTCCTTGATGCAACTCCAATACGGGTTAGTGTTTCACGAACTTTTAAAAAATCATCTGGTTCATTTAACACAACCTCAAGCATTTGATCCTGAGTCCATTGCACGGTTGGTTCAACGGTCGTCGTCATCGTATTCCTCCAATATCAAGTCGTTGTTTAATAAAATTAATTTGATCAGGTGTTAATATTTTCAAAGCACTTAGTGCTTTTTCGTTACTATAACCATAGTATTGTTTGATGATTTCAAGATCCGTGACTTTATCCTTCCGGAGCCAGGGAGAAAATCTCTTCTTTTTCCTAAGTGTATTTAGAAAAAAATGATATTGAAGGTCTTTATCTAAGTTAGGAAACTTATTCATCTCATTTGCAAACATGACTGTATCAAGATGACCAGACAAACAACGATTGACGATGTATGGAGGATAATCTTTAATCAGACTTGAATCTTCTTCTATCAAGTTCTCCTTTGTAAAGTTAATAGAGTTTAACCAGTCTTTTAGTTCCATTATCTTATAATCTGAATATCTTCATCCTCTGTCCAAAGTTCGACCTCGGTTCTAAACCTACCCTCAGACTTTAACTTTTCATATCTCTTACCAGCTTTCTTTTTCCACCATGAAATAATATTATCAAGATAGAACTTATCCCAATTTTGACCTTTGACTAATTTATCTTGTTCACCGAGTAATACTTCACGAACATTCCCATAACCATAATCAGAAGTATATGATCTTTTTCTTTGTGTAAGTCCAAATGCACTCTTAAGAACTCTGTCTAACTCTTTTAGTTTTTCTACCTGACCATATTCTTTCAGAGAGTTCTTAGTCCATGAAATCATTCTAGTTTGTCTCTTCATCTTTTTAGAAGAAACATAACTGGGAGTTACAGGATTATTATCATTGATAATAGTGAATCTATCATGAAGTTTATGAAACGCTCTATCATGAAGTAAAGGTAAAAACTTACTATCAGTTAAACCTTTAAATCTAATAAATGGTTTCAATCCATCATACTGTGATGCAGAGGTAGTAGATCCATATAAAGAAGTTGTTTCAAACCATCCAATATCTTTCTCAAATACTTTATTAAGATGCTCTCTTGCAAAATGAGATACGCACAATAATGCAAGTAATTTACCACCAAGACAGTTATATCCAAAAGGTTGAGATGGCACGATTGCAAAACCCATCACAGCATGACGATTGAATATTGAGAGATTTGCTGGCTGACCTAACCATTCATTGCGAGGTTTTGAATTAATAGTTGGAGATCCAAAACGAATGAATCCAATTATCTTCTTACTATTCTTTTCATAAACAATCCAACGCAACTCTCTACCGGGAATATTTTTCTCAATAATTGCCGATGATGTTGCTGTTAGAAGTTCATGATAATATGCTTGAGGAACTGATTGTTGAAATCTATCTCCAACAAACTTAACCTCAAAATCCATGTCCTCTGGATGAACATCTTCATTAAAGAACTCATCTTTCAGAGAGACAATTGATTGACCTCTTTCTTTAACTGCTGCCTCTTTTGTATAACGAATATAATCCTCAATAGATTTAAATCTATTAAAGTAATTAATAAATTCATCAGCAGCCCATAATGTATCTACTTCACTTAGGATCATTGTATGATTGGCATTTTTTCTTTGTAACCATTTCTAAATTGATATTGATCTCTAAGTTCTTCGAGTTTTATTTTGATGGTAATAACTTCTGTCAAATCTCTAACACTTCGAGACATATTATTATATCCTGCACCAACATAGATTTGACCTGCCATGACAGCAAAGGTGCAAGCACCCCAAAAGATGTAATACATGCTTGATTTCATTTGTGCTTTTGTTTTTGTAAATTTAGTCATTTGAAAGTACACTCCACCATAATTTCTGTTAGACATGCTAACATATTAATCTCCTGATCCGCAACAAATGCTACTTGGTACTGATATTTAGCCAGAATAAGAACGGCAGCAGGAATAGAATTAGCGACCAAGGTTTCATAAAAACTATCGTAAATACGACGGAAAAGCAAAGTAGTATCATTATCCAAGTTCGTGCTGACCCACTTCCGAACTTCGGAAAAGTTTTTTTCTTTGAGATTTTTGGTGAGATCATTTATCGATACATCTGAAAAGGACGCTAATATACCAGAGTCTATTTCACCTCCGGCAGAATATCTTTGACATTCATTTAACACTCTCCTCCAATCAGGAAAATGTTTGTTGATAAGTTCAGCAACAACTTTCTTATCACTTCGTATATTTTCTTTATCAAGAATATCATTGATTCTTGAAAAGAACTGTGCTGCTATTGTTGGTTTGTCCCTTTTGTTAACTGCAAAGTCAATAACAGTGCAGCGTGAGTGAAGGGGTTGAATAATCTTATTCTTGTAGTTACAGGTGAAGATAAATCTACAGTTGGCAGAGAACTCCTCAATACTCGCTCTGAGAAGGAGCTGTACATCGGAAGTGGTATTGTCTGCTTCGTCAATGATAATGACTTTATGTTTCGACTCGCTTGTAAGAGAGACGGTAGATGCGAAGTTCTTCGCGTTGTTCCGAACAGTGTCAAGAAAACGACCTTCATCCGACCCATTAATGACATAGAAATCTGCTCCTAATTGTTCACATAATGCTTTTGCTACTGTGGTCTTACCAATCCCCGGTGGGCCTGATAATAACATATTTGGTATCTCACCTGCTGTTACAAAATCTTGAAATGTTTTCTTGATACTGTCAGGTAAAATACACTCATCAATAAGTTTGGGTCTATATTTTTCAACCCAAATAAAATCACTCATAATAAAATTGCTACTTTACTAATTGCTATGCTCATTAAGAAAGCTAGCATAATTGCAACATCCCATTGTTTATTGTGAATATAAAATGGAATACAAATAACGTCAGCGATAACGTGAATTATCGCTCCATAAAATGTTGATACATGTAGTATAACAAAATACGCACAAATAATCAATACCGAACCTGTGATTCTTCCTGCGACTAATAAATTCATTTAAAACCTTTTTTTGGTCGTGGTTTGTCAATAACGTGTACAACAGCATTAAATGTTGGTAGTCTACAATTATTCCACCACCACTCTTGAACCTCATCCCAAGATGTTACCACAATAGAAAGATCTTTGTGAACTATCTTGTAGTGATGACGATCATATGGTTCGTTACTTGTTTGTCCAAAGTAAAGAGGATCGTCTTTTCCTATTAACTTAGTCATCGTGATCATCCCATGGATCTGTTAAATTTTTATTTGCAAAAAATCCTTTATATACTCCGTATCCAGCCAGTAATACCGTAATCACTGCAATCGAGATCATAAACGTAAAATCAGGATTGAACGTGAAGTGTGGTATAAGTGTGTCGTTACACTTGGCAATCTTTTCTGGATCACTCCAAGTTCCCGGTAAAGTATACACAGGTGGACATGCTAAAAAAATCATTCTTGTGATCTCCATATTTTTCTCATTGTAACATACTTTTCATCGTATGCTGCCTTATCTCTCATTTGTTTGAAAACGCTTGCAGAACGGGACTTTTCACAGTGTAGTGCGGTTGGCGACTGCGGTGATACGGAACCATCTCTAGCGTACTTCTTCCCACTAGGATGATTTGCATACCTACGGGCGCGAGTAAATCCCATTTCAAGAAACTTCCTTGCCATATCCATTCCAATGAAATCTTGTTGCTCCTTATAGTCACAAAACATGGAGTAGATCTTATCAGCAGATTTGCGAGCAATATTTTCATTTACAAACCTCCAATGAGCGCATATATCGTTAGTGTAAGGCCGTACCAGTAGCACTCCTTGTTCTCCCCTTCCAATACGATAAAGTTTGCGAGTTTCTTCATCTGTAAAGTCAAGGGTCTTGTAATCGAGTCCATAATCAAATTCTTTCATGTTCTTGAGATGTAACTTCAGTTGCCTTGAAGGCTTCCTTCATATATTCTACTGCTTTTTCTGGAAGACACTCATCACCACATGTAAAAATGTCACATTTTGCAACACCAGTTTCTGGCCATGTGTGAATACTTAGATGACTCTCAGCAAGCATGGCGAGTGCTGTCACTCCCTGTGGTTCAAACTTATGGCATGATATGTTTATCAATTCCGATTTAGATTCTTTAGCAGCAGTCCATGCACATAATCTAACAAAGTCCTCATCATCTAAAAGATCTGAAGGACAACCTTTTAAATCAAATAGAATATGCTTCATAACCAACTAGGTTTTTTAGATGGGTCACGAAGATAATTAGATGCTGCCCAAGGTTTAGATGCGATGTATCTTTTGTACTTAGTGAGTATATCCATGCTTGCATCATGCTTGAACTCATCAGGGCCTGCAAAGGCAAATGGTGTTGCTTTCTTATGACATAGTAGTGTCTTACCAGTTTTTATCTCAAAGATTTTCTCTGCTTCATTCATCGCAGTTTGACAAGAATGAACTTTTCCATATCTATGAGTATATTCTTCTAGTAGTCCAAAACCATGCTGTATTAACCAAGCAGTGTTGTATATATTTTGTGCTGCCCAGATGGTGCATGGATGCCCTCTGAAGGCACCTTTCTCTGTGTTGTATGGTGTTCCATCCTTCTTCGGTAATAAGTCATTACCCCAGTTAAAATACCATTTAGAATAAACGACAGCCAACATCTGGCAAGTCTCAAGTGGCATCTTGACCACATGTTTGTCAGGCAAAACTTCTGCCGACTTAACAGGATCAGGATGAGTAACAAAAATGTTCATAATGTAGGTTCCTCTATATTATATTCTATCTCTAAGACTTTACTACGTCTACCCATACTGTTACACCTTTCCAAGTGACTCATAGTGCCACCCAACTCATCTACAAGAACCTCAATCTGTTGAATAATTTGTTCTTCAAGTTCTTCTTCACTCATTTTGTTTTCCTTATATCATCATGCAATCTTTTAGTTGCATATTCTTTCATATACTCTTCTCTACCATCTTTGGTAAAGACCTTCTTTTCATAATCAAAGTCAGGGTGAGGTTTAGCACTTACAACAGGATCTTTCGTTTTATTCTTAATTACAATAAATCTATCAGCTGCAAATGTTCCCGCTAATTGAACTACTATTTCATCATCGTCTTTCCAGTTAATGCTACCATCCTTTTTAGTATGGTTCATTGCCTCTTGTATTTTATCAATGATTTCTTGAGTTAGTTTCATTATTCAAATGTTGAATCTGGTTCTAAAGCAATATAATACTTAAGGTTATAATCTTTACTTACAAATCTTGATAATAACTTTTTAGACATTACGA